CCGACACCAGGCTCATGCCGTCGACGTGTCGAACTTCTGGGCGGCCAAAGGCACGGCGGTCTACAAGCTCGGCCTCGATGGCATGAGCCTGGTGTCGGGCAACTCCGCGAAGACGAACTCCAGCGGCACCACGTCGGCAACGTGCATCGTCTACTTCGAGGCCGACGGCTCTTGGCAGGGTCGCGAGTTGGCCGCAGGCGGCGGCAACAGCGCCAACGTTCAGGAGCGCGCCGGCACGTGGATTGACCCGGGCGCCGGCGCCGGCGAGTACGATATCCTCTTCGAACTGCTATCCGGCACCGCGCCAAACGGTTTGGGCCGCTACTCGCTCACTCAGCAGCGCACGTGCTCTATCGCCGCATCCGTCACGTCGGCGAGCGCGAATTTTCAGGAACGCAGCTGCACGGTGAAAGCATCGCTGATCCGCAATGGCGTCACCGTTCGGACGGGTGTGTTCTCCATGCGATCCAGTGCGTCCGGCTGGGTCTGATCCCGTCGTGTAATCCAGCGCACAACACGCCAAGCGCGATGCGCGCGCGCGAGATGGCCGCGACGATGGCGCTATGCACGCCGTCGCCGAACTTCAACGCCAGCTTGGCAACTCGATCCGCCTCGGCACCGTCGCCGAGGTGGATCTCGCCGCCGCGCGTTGCCGCATCGACACCGGCGAGGTAAAGACCGACTTCGTACCGTGGTTCGTACCGCGCGCCGGCGACACCATCGAGTGGTCGGCACCGGTCGTCGGCGAACAGGGCGTGCTGCTCTGCCCAGGCGGCGACACGCACGGCGCGGTGTTCCTGCGCGGCGTCTATTCCGACGCGTTTCCGGCCCCCGCCGGCGAAGCCAGCACGCACCTGGTGCGATACCGCGACGGCGCGCTGATCCAGTACGACGATGCCGCGCACGCGCTCACCGCGACATTGCCGGGCGGTGGCACGGTGGAAGTGACCGCCGACGGCGGCGTGACCATCAACGGGCCGCTCACCGTCAACGGCGAGAGCACCTTCAACGGCAACACGCAAACCAACGGCGACGCCGGCGTCAGCCAAACGCTCACCGCGCAAACCGACGTGGTCGGCGCCGGCAAGAGCCTCAAGGATCACAAGCACCTGGGCGTGATGGCCGGCGGTGCGGTGTCGGGGCCGCCGCAGTGAGGGGCATGAACGCGGCCACGGGACGCGCGATCGAAGGCGTCGAGCACCTGCGCCAGTCGATCGCCGACATCCTCTCCACGCCGATCGGCACGCGTGTCATGCGCCGCGATTACGGCTCGCTGATTCCCGAGCTGATCGACCAGCCGTTCAACGGTGCAACGCGCATGAAGCTGTTCGGCACGACCGCGACCGCGCTGATGCGCTGGGAACCGCGCATTCGCCTCACCCGCATCGATCTGGTGCCCGGCAACGAACCCGGCACGTTCACGCTCGATCTCGAAGGCCGCCGCACCGACGTGGCGCCGACCAACGAGTACACCCGCCTGACCATCCCGCTGCGCAGCCGTTTCATCTGATCCGAGGAGCCTCACCATGCCCACCGAATACCACCACGGCATACGCGTCATCGAAGTCAACCAGGGCTCGCGCCCGCTCCGCACCGTGTCGACGGCTGTGGTCGGCGTGGTCTGCACGTCTAACGACGCCGACGCCGTCGCCTTCCCGCTCAACAAGCCGGTGCTGCTGACCGACCTGCGCGCCGCGATCGCGAAGGCCGGCACCAACGGCACGCTGCGCGCGACGCTGCAGGCGATCGCCGACCAGGCCGATCCGTTCACCGTCGTGGTGCGCGTTGAAACCGGCGCCGATGACGCGTCGACCACCACCAACGTCATCGGCGCGACCACCGGCGCGACCTACACCGGCATGCAGGCGCTGCTCGCCGCGCAGAGCCAGCTGGGCGTGAAGCCGCGCATCCTCGCCTGCCCGGGCGTGGACACGCAGCCCGTCGCCGCTGCGCTCGCGATCGTCGCGAAGAAGCTGCGCGCCATGGCCTACATCAGCGCCGCCGCCAGCGCCGACAAGGAAGCCGCGGTCCTGTATCGCGACAACTTCGACGCGCGCGAGCTGATGGTGATCTGGCCGGATTTCATCAGCTGGGACACCACCGCCAGCGCGAGCGCGCCGGCGTTCGCCACCGCCCGCGCAGCGGGCCTGCGCGCGAAGATCGACCAGGAGCAGGGCTGGCACAAGACGCTGTCCAACGTCGCCGTCGCCGGTGTCACCGGGATCTCGCGCGACGTGCACTGGGATCTGCAGGATCCGACGACTGACGCGGGGTTCCTCAATGCCGGCGACGTGACCACGCTGGTCAACGCCAACGGCTACCGCTTCTGGGGCTCGCGCACCTGCAGCGACGATCCGTTGTTCGCCTTCGAATCGGCCACGCGCACCGCGCAGGTGCTCGCCGACACCATCGCCGAGGGTCTGCTGTGGGCGATCGACAAGCCGATGAGCCGATCGCTGGTGAAGGACATCATCGAGTCGATCAACGCGAAGTTCCGCGAGCTGAAGGCCAGCGGCTACGTCATCGACGCGAACTGCTGGTACGACGAAACGGTGAACACCACCGCCACGCTGGCCGCCGGCGAGCTGCACATCGACTACGACTACACGCCGGTGCCGCCGCTGGAAAACCTGACGTTGAACCAGCGCATTACCGATCGCTATCTCGCCGACTTCGCCGCCGGCGTCACCGGCTGATCGCCCTTCCCTGCCTGAATCCCGGAGACGACGTCCATGGCACTGCCCCGCAAACTCAAGAACTTCAACCTGTTCGACGACGGCGAGAGCTTTCTCGGCCAGGTCGTCGAAGTCACGCTGCCCACGCTCACCCGCAAGATGGAGGGTTACCGCGGCGGTGGCATGAGCGGCGAAGTCGATCACGACTTCGGCATGGAAAAAATCGAGCTGGAGCACAAGTACGGCGGCTTCATGCGCTCGATCTTCCGACAGTTCGGCGCGATCCGTCACGACGCCGTGCAGCTGCGTTTCGCCGGCGCGTACCAGCGCGACGACACGGGCCTGGTCGACGCAATCGAGATCGTCGTGCGCGGCCGTCATGCGGAAATCGCGGCCGGTTCGGCGAAGGCCGGCGACGACACCGAGTTCACGGTGAAGAGCGCCTGCAGCTACTACAAGCTGACGATCAACGGCGTGGTCGAGGCCGAAATCGACTTCGTCAACATGATCGAGATCATCGGCGGCGTCGATCGCCTGGCCGAACAGCGACGCGCCATCGGCGTGTGATCCCAGGCCCGGTCGGAAGGCCGGGCCGCTTTTTCCTTCCTGTGAGAGAGAGACCCATGTCGAAGACCGACACCGCAGCCATCGAGGCCGCTAAGCCGCAATCGCCAACCACCGCTAGCATCACGCTGGAGACGCCGATCATCCGCGGCGATCAGGAGATCGAGCGCGTCACCCTGCGCAAGCCCGCCGCCGGTGAGCTGCGTGGGGTGTCGATCGCGGATCTGATCAAGTCCGACGTGGCCGCGCTGCACGTCGTGCTGCCGCGCATCACCAATCCGACGCTCACCGCGCACGAAGTGAGCCAGCTCGACCTGGTCGACTTGGCGGCGTTCGCCGGCGAGGTGGTCGGTTTTTTCATGACGAAGGCGGATCGGGCTGCCCTTTTCCCCGCCGCGTAGAAGACGCCATGGCGGACATCGCCGCCGTCTTTCACTGGCCACCGGCGGCGATGTTCGAAATGTCCCTCACCGAACTGATGGAATGGCGCGAGCGCGCCCTAGAACGAAGCGGAGCCGACTGACGTGGTAACGTTCGCGAATGCAGAATTTCGTCATCAGCGTTCTGATGGTGTCAGGCGTCGTGGGGTTCGCGCTGGTGCTTATTGGCAGCTCCCTGATGCTCGGGGGATTCCTCGGGGCGCGCTGCCGTCGCCATCGCTGACCAAGTCGGCGCGCCCTGCGAGGGGGGAGCGCTGACATGGCCGCCAAAACGCTGCGCCTGCAGGTGCTGCTCGCCGCGATCGACCGCGCGTCCGGTCCGCTCAAGCGCATCATGGGCGGGAGCACCGCGACGTCGAAGGCCCTGCGCGCCACGCAGGGCGAGCTGAAGCGCCTGGAAAGCGCGCAGCGCGACATCACCGGTTTTCGCAAGCTCGAAACCCAGCTCGGCAGCACGCGCCAGCAGCTGCAGCTCGCCGAACGCGAGCTGCGCCGCCTGTCCGATGCGGTCAACACCGCCGAAGCGCCCACCGCAGAGCAGACCGCCGCGCTGCGCAAGCAGGCCGACGTGTTCGGCAAGCTGCGCAATGCGGAGGTGCAGCAGCGCCTGGAGCTGGGACGCGCGCGCAAGGCGCTGGAAGCGGCCGGCATCGACACGCACCGGCTGGCGGTGCACGAGCGCACGCTGCAGGCCGACATCGGCAAGGCCAACACCGCGATTGAGGAGCAGCGCCGCCGTCTGGGGCGCCTCGCCGGCGCGCAGCAGCGCATGCAGCGCATGCACTCGGCCGGCATGACGCTGGCCGGGCACGGCGCCGGCGCGATCGCCGCGGGCACGATCGCCGCGCGCGGGATCGGCGC